TTTTTCTTATCATTTTCAAATGGAACATATCTTAAAAAATGAGTTTCATATTCTTTTGTTCCTCTTTTAAAGCCATTTTCAATTAATTTTTTAAATTTATTTGCTTTTTCAGCCCGTATATCTTCAAGAGTTTTTTGTTTTCCAATACAATTTATACTAAATCTTTTTAATAATCCTTTTTGTTCAAGTCTATTTTTTAATTGAACTTTAAATAAATATTCAGACATACATAATAATCTATTTTCATCAAAATAAGGACGATCAGCATAAATAAATATTAAATAAAAATATAACATGGTATCAATTGATGCAACTTTAATTTTTTGATTGTCAATATAAATTAAATTATAACTGTGACACGCTTCTGCTTTATAAATAATAGCAATAGTATCTCTATTTATAACTACTTCATAATGTTCAGCTACATATTCACCAATTGCTGGTTTTTTATTAATTTTAATATTATTAAAACCTTCATAGTTTAATTGTTCTTTTAATATTGTAGCACTTTGTTCTGGTTCATCAGACAATATATCAAAATCAGGTATAGAATTTATTACTCTTTTTTCTTTGCGCGGCATATATTTCCCATATAAACTTGCCGCATAACCACCGAAAAATACTAATCCTTGATTAATAAAACTTTGTTTGCTTAATTCGTAAATAGCATTTCTTTCTTCAATCGGACCTTCATATGTTCGTTGAAAATCCTGTCTTACACATTGTTCTCCTTTTAATGGATAATTTTTATTTAATAATAACAATCTTTTTAATACTTTTTCCCATCTAGAAACATCTCCCATAGGTCTAGATAATTCTTGATACATAGCCATACGTAAAAAATTAGGAGGGCAATAACCTATGCCATTAACTTTAATACATTTTTTATGTAAATTATTAAAAAGATGATCATCTATTTGTGTAACATCAGCAATTGGAATAAAATTAACAAAAACTTTATATGTTCCGCTATGAACTCCTGATTTTGCTTCGACTTCCTTATATCCTTCTTTATAAAAAATGTCAGCAATTTTTTTGGCATCTTCAAGTGCATTTGCAGTAAAAAAATCATAATCAGGTATTTCTACATCTTTATTATAGAAGCGAAATTGTTCGGGTAATATATTATTAATTGCTGTTCCNCCGTAACATAAAATTTTGTGTGTACGTAAATAATGTTCTAATAAAGAAATAATTTTTTGTATATCTTCACTTTGTGCTATTTTTTTACCCATTATTTCCCCCGCTTCATCAACTGCATCTCTTAATATTTGTAATTCTTTTTCTTCAAATGATTTATAATCCATAATTAAACTAAACAATATATAATATATTAAAATATTATATATTATTTGTATTGATAGTAATAATTTTAAATTAAGGTATTATTTTATTTTACATTGTTTAGTAGTATCATCAAAACCTTTACCTAAAATTTCACAAAAATTAGCATCAACTTTTGTATTCCCACCAAGTTCATAAATTTTTTCATAATTAGGATCATCTTGTTCTGATTCTATTAAATTTGGTGGTTTCAAAATAATTGCTTTATTGCCCTCTTTCATAAACATAATTTTATTATAATGAATTAATTGATTATCTACGTTTTGGAATTTCATAGCAATAAATTGACAGCCATTATTATATGCTTTTGTCCAATCATAATTTTCTATATTATTATTTAAATCGGGTAATACTATAAATAATGATCTTTTTGTTTGAGCCTTTAATAAAGCATTATTATCGCCTGCAGCAAGCAATGTTTGATATCTTAATAATCCTAAATTTGGACCACCAGATTGTAAATTGACATAATCTATTAAGTTAGTTTGTTGAACATTAACATAATTTTTTGCATTTACCATAATAATATATTTGTTTTGTATTTCATTATCATTTATGTTTGACATTACTAATTTTTCTTCTTTTATATTACATCTATTTCGATTTTGATCGTTATTATTAAATAAAACGCTCTTAATAAGAATAGCCATTTTTTTATATATGTTAATGTTATCACTCATTATTCTAAAATGTAAAAATAATGGATCACCATGATTATCTATTTTATTAGAATGATTTTCATTTTTTATTATATTTAATACATCTTGAAATTTCATAAAATTATATGTTTCTTTTATCGAATTGTTATTAGCAGTTGATGCAGCAATAATTGGGTCATTATTATAAGAATATATTTCAAAATCTAAACAACGCGCGCCTTGATAAATACATTTTCTGAGAGCACATCCATCCACCCAATTATTTTTATATCCATCAACACAGCAACAATTATACGCAGTTTTTATAAAGAAATTTTTTACTAATATTTTCAGTTTATTGTTTTCATTAACTGGAATAGGCAAAGCAGCAGCGTGTGTTCTTAAATCGTTGCCTTCTTTATATATTGAATTTATTCTTACACAACTTCTTGACTTATTGCTTAATGTGTTATATATCCAACTTAAAACGGAAAATAATATAAAAAAAATTATTATAAATGTTATAATAACTACATTATTTTCACCACCTATTAATTTATCAAATTTTTTAGTAGCAATATTTTTTATATCATTTAATCTTGTATTCATATTATTTTCTGTCATTATTTATTAATTAAATTATATATATATTATTATTTAATATAGATTTAATAAAAAAAATAATATATATATTAATATAGTGTTTTAATAATGGCTGGTGGTTTATTAAATTTAATTGCAATTGGAAATCAAAATATAATTTTAACAGGGAATCCTAGTAAAAGCTTTTTTAAATCTAAATATGTTAAATATACAAATTTTGGATTACAAAAATTTAGAGTTGATCAAACTGGTAATCAAGAATTACAACTTTCTAGCCCGACTACATTTAGTTTCAAAATACCAAGATATGGTGATTTATTAATGGATACATATTTGGGTATAACCTTACCAAATATTTGGAGTCCAATTTACCATTATACTTCTCATGATTTTCCTCATATTACAACCAGCGAATATAGACCATACGAATTTCAGTGGATAAAAAATATAGGTAGTCAATTAATAACAGAAGTTCAAGTTACATTCAATGGTCGTTTAATTCAAAAATATAGTGGTTCATATATACAAAATATAGTTGAAAGAGATTTTGATGCTAATAAAAAAGAACTATTTAATTTAATGTCTGGAAATACAAGTTATCTAAATGATCCTGCTAATTATGCTAATAGAAATAATAATTATCCTAATGCATTTAATTATAAAGACACAATAGATCCAAGTGGAATAGAACCTTCAATAAGACAAACACAGTTATATATTCCAATAAATAGTTGGTATAGTATGGCTTCTACAATGGCGTTACCATTAATATGTTTGCAATATGATGTATTAGAAATTAAATTTATTTTGAGACCAATTTCACAATTATTTACAATTAAAAATATATTATATGATGTTAGTGCTAATACTGAAAACATATACCCTTTAACTTATAATGAATTCCCAAGAATTTTTCCAGATCAATCTAAAAAAGATCAATATGGCTATTACAGATTTATCCAAGAACCACCAATAAGAGATATAAGTTTTGGTTATAAATATGTAGATAAAAGTATGAAATTTAATGGAAAAATACATTTAATAACAACTCAATGTTTTTTGGGAGATGAAGAACGTAGATTATTTGCAAATAATAAGCAAGAATATTTGATTAAATTAGTATATGAAACAAAAAAAGAATTAACTCAAAATAATGGAAAAATTACATTTGATAGTAATGGGTTAGTATCAAGTTGGATGTGGTATTTACGTCGGGATGATGCAAAAGAACGCAATGAATGGTCAAATTATACGAATTGGCCATATGAAAATAAAGAACCCAATAATTTACAATTATTAGACATCAATAATAATGGAAATTCAGTATATATGTATTATAATAGTCATATAAATAATGTCAATTATAATCTGGGTGATAAAAAATACTTAAACTCTAACTTAAATTCGGATTTAAATTTATTAGAAGAACTGAAACAAATATCTGATTTATCAAAAAATATTTATATAACAGGAAATGTGCCAGATGATTTTAGTCAAAAAAATCATAAAAATATTTTAACAAATTTCGCAATAATTGTTGACGGAAAATATAGAGAAGATATTCGTCCAAGCGAATTATATAGTCAAATAGAAAAATATAATACTTCTAATGGTTATAGTAAAGAAGGATTATATTGTTATAATTTTGCATTATCTACTGATCCATATAAATATCAACCAAATGGAGCATTTAATACAAATAAATTTAAAACAATAGAATTTGAATATAATATTGCAATTAATCCTCCATT